TCACCGGCCATTGGAGCCGTCCTTGCCGAGCTTCCACAGGCGACGAAGCGCCAGCCATGCCTGCTCGATCACGATGGAGAGCAACGCTGCTCCAAGCCAAACGGTGATGAGCGCGGCGCAGGCCGCAAGGCCCATATCGAACTCGGCAAGCTCGGCGAACGAGGGGTATCTGCTCATGCCGCACGCCCCCTGTGGCGCTGGTAGGACTCTTCGTCCTGAGCGGTCCAGTCCGTGGCGGCAAGTTCGGCCCGTGCCTGGGCTACGAAGGCCGCTTCGTGTGCGCTGCGACGGGCGGACTCCCCACGCCGGTCGAGGCACCACGAAACGAGTTTGGCGCTGCCAATCGAAACGGCCACGATGGCCGCCAGCAGCACGAAGACAATGAGCGGATCGATCACAGGCACCCCCGTTCCAAATAGGCGCGCTCCAAGCGGCGCCAGCCGTGTGCGATGCGTTCCCATTCGTTAGCCGAGGTATCCCAGCCATTGCGCCGCGAAATCGCGGACTGCTCTTCTGCGTACTCAGCCATGCGTGCGCAGGCTGCAGCGTCTTCGGCGTGCGACATGCCCTATCCCCTACCCCAAGCCCCAAGAGAACCCGCCAGCGGCCTTGGGGTGCCGGTGGCGGGTGCAATCCAAGGTCCTTGAATCGCGGACGTGATTCAATACCCTTGAATTCCAAAAATCAAGGGCCTTGGATCATATGGACGTCAACTCGCTGCTCGACCAAGCGAAAGAGGCGTGCGGAGTGAGCTACGACAAGGACTTAGCGCCGCGTCTCGGCGTTCGGCCGTCCGCGATCAGCAACTATCGGAAGGGCGTTTCTCATCCGGACGCCGTGGTTTGCGCAACTTTGGCGGGCTTGACCGGTGTTCCATTGGCCCGCGTGCTCGGCGTTATTGGCGAAGCGCGCGCGATCAGTCGTGAAGAGAAAGCGGTTTGGCGGAAGCTTGCAGCCACCGCAATGGCGCTGTGCCTTGCGGTAGGTTTTGCCCTGCCCCACAAGGCTCAGGCAGCGGTCATGGGCTTTGATAAGTCCACGGTCTATACATTATGCGAAATGCCGTATCTGTCCTGATCCGGTTCGTGGGCTCCGCTTGGCAATGGCTCCGGCTCTGGCTTGGCACTTGCCTCCCTGCTGGTTCCCCCGACAAGGATGAGATTGCAGCATGAGCAAGATCGATCCCGATGATCGCATAATAGCGCGGGAATGGCGGCTGATGATGGCCGAGGCTCGCACAGACTTGGCCGAACGATCGGCTCCTGCCCCGGCGGAATGCGCCGCGGCGAAATCTGGCGTGATCTACCTTGCCGAAGTCCTCAGAATTCGCCGAGAACGGCGGCTGGCCGGATGTGGACCGGGTTCCGACGCCGAGCCCTCCAATGTGGTCTACCTGAGCCGTGGGCCAAGGCCTCGCCAGCGCGTGTGAGGCGCTTCCGTAGGGGCGTAGCCCCTACACCCCCAGCGAATCGATTACTCAAGTCTCTTCATGAAAACGCGGAGCCCATCATATGTAAGCCAGGCATGCCGGGTGACACGAGCATCGCTGTCTTCATCCTCTCGATGGACGAGACCAATGTCCTGCAGCTCACCGGCAACGATCCAGATGACTGCTTCCGACAACCTGAGCTCCGTGGACAGTGTGGGAATCGAGACGGCTGTGCCGTGCCTGCCCAGTGCATCCAGTACGCGCCATTGAACTTTGCCCAGCTCGATTCGACTCAAGTCACCGTCTTCTTGACTCGATTCTGCCGATGTGGAATTGGCCCCGGCCTCAGCAAGCCTTCTAAGAAGGTCGTCGTTCTCCGAAGTCGCCTGTTTCAGTTGATCTTTCAAACTATCGATACGCCCATTGAGTCGAAGCGCCTCGCCGGTGTGTTCACGCTCGATTTCCTCAAAGCGCGCTCGAATTGATCGAGACTCTTCCTGGGTAAGTACGGTTTGATCTTCAATGCTGCGCTTCAGGCTGAGCGCTTCCTTTCTTCTGCGCAGCGAGTAGCTGTAGACCCAATTTGATGGGTACGGAAACACGAGGATGTAGAACGCGGCAGTGATTAGTGGGCCGACTGCCAAGTGGAGCCATGAGTACCCGGCATCCTGATAGACCAAATGAATTAGATGGATCTTTCTGATCGCGGATTCGCCGGAGAAGACAATCAACAGGGCTTTGTAATTCCACGCGCACCAGGACACGGTCAATGAGGCTCCGAGCGGACTCATGAACCTGTCACTGATGTAATCCCTGATCCCCTTGATGAAGTCCTCGAACATTCCCCGCTCCTTTCTATGGCTGCCCTGCTCTTTAGGCGCGGAGATTAGCCTTAAGCAAGGTTCTGTACCAGCCGCGTCGCGCGTGATGCGTCACATTAATCAGAAGCTTGGCGGGTAGGGTTTGGATTCCGGGAACGTGCCCATAGGGCGCTCACCTACGCGCACGATGGTGCCCCCGCTATTTGCCGCCATGACCGCGCCCGCGCCGCCGCCGCTTCCACTCGCTGCGCTCGCAGAATCAGCGGCAGCACGGTCACTGTCCAGGCGGTACAACGTTGGCTCTTCTTCGCGCCGGGGTGCTTCCCTCGGCCACGCCGTTGCAACCGTCTCAAACGAACCCGCCGTGAGGCGAACTCCGTAGACGGCAACCCGGAGTCGGTAGCCCATCGCGATCAGTGCATCAAAGGTCAACTGATCGACCGTGTTCCCTGAGCCGTCGACCCATTCGACCAAGCCCACCGAACGGTCTCCGAACTGGGCGGTAAAGGCCAACCGAATCCGGTTCGCCTGCGTCATGGCGGCCACATAGCGCTGCTCGACGGTCATCCCGGCCAGTGGATCGGCGGCAGGCACCGCAACGGCCGCGGCCGGCACGGCGCCGGTGCTGATCGGCTTGTGGGCGCCCTGCCCCTGCGTTGCCCTAGTGCCTGTCGGGGCCTCTACAGCAGCTTCCGGCTCGTCGCTGTGCATCATCCTGATGAAGTAGCCGCCGAATGCCCATATGCCGAAGATCAGCCCCACGGCGGCAATGGCGATCTTGGGCGCAAGCTGCTTCCAGATGTTCGTCCCGCCTTCCTCATATACCTCTGCATTCTCGGCGCCGACCGCATAGCCGTGGTACAGCGGATAGATGGCCGGATCGTACTTGAGCGTCTTGCTGCCAACGACCTCGAATTTGCCCGGACTGGCGGCGATGCAGTCAACTTCGACTTAGTGCGCTCGCCAGTACAGCTCCTTCAGAAGCCGCAAAGCGGCGTCGAGTGACAGCTTGGACATGCCACCGAAGTCGTGTGAAGTGTAGCCGTAGTGTTCGGGATGAGCCGCTATGTTGCCGTTGGAATGCAGTACACCCAGAGCACTCAATACAGGCCGGTTCGCTATGCCGCGAGTGCCGAGGTTTCGAATCTTCTATGCAAGGGGCTTATTACTCTGAGCATTGCGCTCATCTACGAGCGTACAGAATCTATGGGCGAAGCCGCGAAGATGGGAAAAGCTGAGTGCCTGGGCCTCTCCACTCAGGTTCTTGCCGCTCTCGTGCAGCCTTCCCAGTTCAGGGTCGAGCGCCATGGCAAGCTCAATGTCATCGATCATCTTGCGTGGCAGAATTCAATAGGTTGGCGAGATTCTAACGGTTGCCGCGAGCGCCGCAACGACGTCATGTAGGCGGTATGGAGCAGGTACACGAGAGTGGCCAGTTCCCGCGCCTATTAGATTTCGCCAGCAGTGACCCGATGCCCTCTGGTCTTTATCGAACGTGATGACAGCGGCCTCGATGCCTATAATAGCGAGCGATGGCCAGCGTGCCATTCAGGACATCACATAGCCACGAAGGCACAGGGGGATAACTTGGCGCTGATCAATTGCTCGGAATGCGGGAGGCAGGTCAGTGACCGCGCTTCCTCATGTCCACACTGCGGAAACCCGATATCGGCCGCGCGGGAGCCCGCCTCTGGCATGCCCGTCAATGGCGGCACGCCTGGGCCCCAACAGGCCGCGACAGCTTCTGTTGGCGATACTGCGCCGCTGCAGTTCAGGCAAAGCAAAGCCGAGCGGAATGCCCGGCGGAGCCCTTGGCCAGCGCTGCTGCTGGTTTGCGCTGTCCTCGCTGGCGTTGCGTGGTTTGCCTGCCGGCAACTTCCTACGGGCCAAGGTGCCGAGAACGAGGACTATGCGCTGGACTCAAGGGGCTACATCGCATCGATTGGGCCTGCATTCTTTGACAAGCCGAAATCCTTGCTTCTGGTGGACGACACCACAGGGAAAGCGCTGACGGGTAACAGCTACGAATTCCGTATCGGCGGCGGCGAGATGACGCTTTGCACGACTGCTGGCCAATGCAGTGCAAGCGGTCCGGTCAGCGAGGAGCGATTGACCAACGGCACGCAATGCAAGGGAATCGCCACCACTGCACCAGCGCATGACCTGGCAAAGCGGTTCTACGTGGTCTGCGTCTCCCCGGTTCCAGTGAAGCAATTCATCCTTCCAGAGGGAGATCGGCGGGGTGAGATTCCCGCCAACACGCCCTACATGTCGATCGTCTCGCAGTCCAGCAACGGCTCCGTGTTGACCGTCAACGCCCGCATGGTGGTGAAGGGAGATACAACGGCGCAGGGAATGGCTGCTCCGGCTCAGACCGCAGTCGCGCCTGTAGAGGACAAGTGCGCGATCATCGATCGAGGCGAGGCCCAGACCCGTCGGGAGTGTCAGGGTGGAAATTTCAATGCCTGCCGTGACATCCAGGGTTGGATCGCTAATCGCATCATGGAGGGATGCGCGACAACCAGGGCAGCTCCGCAAGCGGCGGATCCCCGGCCCTCCCAGCCGGTAGCTGAAGGCCTGCCTGCAGAACAGGACAAGCCCGCGCAGGATCATGATGTGACTCCCCCGGCTGACAATGCGGCACCCGAGCAATCACCCGGTTCCACCGACATCACCATTCGTTTCTCCCCTGCCCCGCGCTACCCTCCGACAGCTTTCCGCGCTGGCATCGAGGGCGTTGTCCGGGTGAGGGTCGATGTCGATGCGCAGGGTTATCCCACCGATGTGTCGGTGGAGACATCCTCCGGTAACAGCGACCTGGATCGCGCCGCCAAGGAGGCCGCGCGGCGATGGACCTTCAACCCGGCAACCATCGATGGAATGCCTGCAAGAGGGCGTATCGTGGTTCCGGTGACGTTCGCCCTGAACTGATCGCTCTCAACGCTGCGCTGGGAAGTCCGGCCTGGCTTTCATGAGTAGAACAACTGCCCGGCTGATCAGCGCCAGGCAGCTGCCTTCAACCCTTGGCGGGCTTCCTGCGCCGGGCTACTTCTGGAGGACGTCGCGCACCTGGTCCAGCTTCTTTGCGCTCCTGATGTAGTCCTCATGAAGGCTTTTGATACGCGCACTCAGTGAAGCAGCAAGTTCTTTGCGCTGCGCCCCCGTAGTAGCCTGTGCCATGAGAGCCAGCTCCTTGTTGATCGCCTTGAAGCGACCAATCGCTGACTGGGAACCCGTATCGAGAACCACGGCGCGGAGCGCGGAGTACTTGACCTCCGGGAAGTGTTCCCGACGGATGTCGACCAGCTTCATCCCTTCCCGCGCAAGTCGATTTACCTTCTTCTGATCCACACTGCTCAGCGTCACTGCCTTCTTTTCTTCAGCCATCTTGCACTCCTTGAAAAACGTTAATTCCATCCGCGGTGCGGGTCATGCGGCAAGGCCGCTACTGCTGGGGTGGCTACTGCTCCAGCCACCAGTCCTGCTCATCGCGTAGCACGGGAACCCACACGCGACTTTCATAGGAAGGGTTGTAGACGGCGGCCATTGAATCGCTCAGGGCGGATCGCTTCCTGGACACATCAACAGAGGGGGCAGCCCACCTGCGGCGCTTCCTGATGCGGAATCGATCCTGAGGATCGACCGTGACGTGAACACCAATGGCATCGCCCTTGCCAGCAAGCGCATACTCATAGCTCGAAAGCTCCCATGAACCTTTGAGGTCGGCAAGAAGCTCCAGTTCACTGAGCAGTTGTCCGTGATCGGTCGCGAGAACGATTGCCGTGAACGCCCTCTTGTTTGGATCCTCGATCGTCTGACTGCGGACCGCGTCCAAGCGCGTACGAACAAGCATGGCAGTTGGCCCGTGCCTCGACTTGGACACGCTGGTTAACACACCTCCGCAAGCGACGAGTTCGAATTGGAGCCAGTCGAAGGCGTCCCTGATGGCGACGTCCAGGCTGAACTCCCCATCGTGATCTGGAACCGCGTCCATGAATGGCAGCGGGTTGGGATAGCGAGGCTCGCCCTCAGCGCGCACCTGCCGAACAGCGTCCCGATAGTTCATCCCCGCCAGTGCGTAGGCCACCAGATCTCTGATGTTCCGGCCGGCCTTGGGCGAGCTCCAGTTCTCTGGGAAGATGCGAGCAATGTCCGACGCGGCGCGATCGGCAACGAGCTCCAATACTGTCTTCATGCAACACAGTCCTTTGCGTTCAAAGAGGCGACGCAGGCGCAACCGCCCAAGTCCATGGCTACTTATCGGCCCGAACACAGGAACATTGAGTACTTTCTAGCGTCGTCTACTTCCTGGCGATCTACTTCCCGGAAGCCCGTAATTCGCGGGGCGCCCGTCAGGCCATCCGCTCCGCCAAGCAGTTGATGGACCCAGACCAGGACCTGCGCAACGCCCGCGCGGAGCTGTCGCGAACGCCCACCGTGCAGAATCGGGTTCGCCTGGGCATGACGCTGCTGGATGCCGGCCAGGCCGAGGAAGCCAGAACCCTGCTCGAGCAGGCGGCCAACTCGCCATTGGGCGACGATCCCTACATCCTGACCGGCCTTGCCCGTGCCCGCCTCGAGTCCGGGCACGCTGCGCTTGCGGTGGAGACGCTGGACGGCCTGTTCGCACGCCACCCGGACGTGCGCCGCAAACCGGAACAGACGCTGCTTTACGCGCAGGCATTGGCAACCGCGCAAGCCCCCGGTGCCCGCGCCGCATTCGAGCGCGCCGTGGAATGCGGAAACGACGCGGCCGCCCGCTGCCTGTACGCCGAATGGCTGATGACGCAGCCCAAGCTCGCTGACCGCGAGCAGGCCCGCAGCCTGTTCGCCAGCATCATCGATGATGCCCAGCATTGGTCGCGCCACGCACGCAGCCACAACGCCGCATGGCTGGAGCGGACCAAAGCCGCGTTGAAGGGCTACTGACGCCTGACGGCCTTTGGCAAACCTGTCGCATCCGCCTCGCTCACAGCCTCGCCGGGCGGATGCCGACGGTCGGCAGACTTGCGCCACCGACATCGCCGATAGCATTGCAGCCCAAGGCTCCAGCTTCATTGCGCCATATGCAACGATTCTGAAAATGTTGAAAGTGGTGACGTCATCGGCCTTACTGCATTGGCATCGCACGCAACCGGGCGTATTCCTTTTCGCGCCGCCAATACATCGGTGGTCGGGGCTCGAAATCCCGGTAACGCGACTGTAGTTTGCGCTTGCCAGTCGGCACCACGCTTTGTGGTGCCGGCTGGCAATCCGTCGGCCGGCTATGGCGGGCGGTGCGTGGGGGCCTCGTGCCCACCGGGCCTAGTCGCGTACCGGATTTCGAGCCACGCATCGTCCGCCACCTTTATCGGTGGCGGCTTCTGCATGCACGCAAGGAGCCCAGCCATGACCCAGCCCCACTCCCCTGCCCCGCATCCGATCCACGACGCGTCTGCGAACAGCCCCGCGCTGGATCCGAACACCCTCATTGCCCTGCTGCACAGCATCGGCGCCGGCGCCGCCTCCGATGGCCAGCCGTGGCCAGAACGCCATCAGATGCCAGGCCGACGCATCGCCCTGGCGGACACCGACTGCTCGCTGGCGGGTCTTCGGGTGGTGCTGGAGATCCTGCTGGCCGCGCAGCGCGCCCGCGAAAATGGCGAGCTGGAGCAGTACGTCGGCCCGCGCGTGATGGAGGGGCTGATCATGGCCGGAATCGGCCTTACCGCACACGCCAGTACCCGACTGCATCCGGAGGGCTGAGTGGAGTGGTGCCGCTGGGCGGCCAACGCGCTCTGTCTTGTGGTGGTGGTTGCGGCACAGGCGCTGTGGCCGGCGCCGCCGGTGCCCTCGCCTGTCGCGTTCCAAAGCATCAACGATGATCGATTCTCACAACTGCGCCGCCAAGCCGTTCAGTTCGTGGAGGCTCGGCCACGACAGGGCTTCCAGTTCGTCGAGCGGCAACGGGATGTCGCTTTCCAGATTCGCTGCAACGGCGTTCCGGTGCTCGTGCTGGAGAGGCGCCCGCAACATCTGCTGTTGTGGACCTCGCTGGACGCGAAGCAGCGGGCGCCCGCGGTTGTGCGGTTGCGGGCGCTCCTCCAATGGCAGTTGGAGCCGTTGAATTACCTGGAGCAGGTACTGGCTGGCGTGCCGGAGCCTGTTCTGTTGGATCGGGTGCTGCAGATTCTTGCTGGCGATGTGCCTGATGGGGCGCGATGTGGCGTGCCGTAG